GAGTTCAAAAAATAAAGCTCCGCCTCCGATGAATGGCTCATAGTAGGGACGATTCGCTACCCCTTTGGGTAACATCTTTCTAATTTCTGGAATAAGTTGTCTTTTTCCTCCAACCCATTTCAAAAAAGGAACTACAAGTTTATTCTTATCCATTTTATATAAAGTCTATTATATCAATTATAAAGGTACTACTTTTACTGATTTATCCTATAAGAATCCACAATAATTTGGTTGTTTTGATTTCAATTGCTGAGGTACAGCTAATTATTCGTTCTTAAATTCCTCTGTTTTTCCTTTGTAGCTGTATAGGTGGGAGGGGAGCATCTCCCCATTCAATAATAATTTTCTCGTCTAATTCTAAAAATACTTTTCGTGCCATAATTATTTAATTTTAGATGTTGCAAAATAAGTTCCATATTTAGCATCGTACATTTTAAGTATCTCTTTCCTTAATTCGGAATATGAGTTGATATATCCCATATCAATTGCAAATGCTAGCTTGGTCTGTAAATCTTTAAGCTCTTCTAGCTGTTCTTTAGTTGCATTATTCCTAAGTAATGTCTCATGCCTACCGAAGACTATATAATTTAATGCTTTAGCTATTTTTGAATAATCTACATCATCGAACCTACTTGCGGCACGAGAAAGAGTATTATAAGCATTGCCTACTTCTATCCTATTAATAATTAACCTGTCAGTCAACCATGAAACTACCTCTCCATATAACTCTGGATTTAATTCCATAGCAATCAATACCCAAATATAAGGATTACACATCGTGACCTTGTTCTCTCTAGCCCCCTTCACCTTGTATGCGCCACATTTCTTTAAAACCTGAACCAATGATGATTCTTTCACTGCGGACATGAATTGGTGATAATCCATCCCCCCATCCATCTTTTGTTTATGAAGGATATAGAAAATCCTTTCCGCATTTTCTTCATACGCTAGTATATTAGCGATCTTTCGATCTGGCCACTTCTTTTCTAGTCTAGCCACCGTGTATGCCTCCTGCAAATCCGTTAAAGATAGGAAACTATTCTTCGTGTCTTGCCTTATGACAACACCATACAGATTCCTGTCTGTTGAAAATAAAGTTACATTAGTTTTCATGCTCGTATTTTTAAATTACTCTGCAAATATAATAAAATAAATCAAACACTACAAATAATAATGATATTATTTTATAGTTGGTAATTGACTGTAATACATTGTTTTATAAAACCATGTTAACGAGAAGTTATCGTAACTCATTGATAATCAGTAAAAGCTAAAATTAGTTAAAATAGTGTGGTATACTTTATTTCACGGTATACCCTGAAACGGGGTACACCTCCCCTCCCCACCAGTAATGTCAGCTAACCTCGGAATTTCCTAGGTCAGGTATCTAACGTCGGTTATCCCGACGGCAGGTAAGGGACTAACGTTTAGTGAGACCCCTGCATCGGGAATCACGGGGGGGAGGAGTGTAGCGATTCACGACACCCTTCCCGAAGCGGGTAAAACCGTTTCGGCTGATAATCACCGCCATGCAAATTTGCAGGACGGGATTGCAAACTGGTGCATCATCGTATATAGCAACACAACTAATTGATAATCACGGTACGTCGTGTTTCACTACGCCCGTGGTCGGAATCCCGACCTCGCCTGATAATCAGCCGATATGGGAATTCACATATCGGGAAACAAAAAAGAGACCCACCCTTGGTGGGGGTGGGTATACTTGATGACTACCAATATAAAGCTAGCTATCCACTCAAACTTTCTTGTGTTTGATTTTAAGCATGTCAATGTAGCGATAAGGCCTTTCTTTCGTTGGCTTGAGTCCACATCTTGATATTTCACTGTTAAACGCACTGTCAGTCTTACCAGTGATCTTCTTCGCTTGCTCATAATTTACTTTAACGTTGAGGTATGGTTTAAGTACCTCGGTCATTGCATCTATATCATCCTCGGTGATGTTGTCACAATAACCATTATCAATCATGTCGGCGAAGTGCCTGAATAATCTACTTAGATTCGTCAATTTTACAGCACCCACGTTGTTTGTTTTAATATTTAACAATTCTTGTTTCATCGTATTGATTGCATCAATTACTCCACAAGCTCAACCCCAGCAACTCTAGGTGAATATCCTATAAGATTTCTACGCTGCAACCCAAATTTCTTTATATTTTTAGCTGCAAGAAAATCTCTATCATTTACTATACCACAATTAGGACAAGACCATAATCTATCAGATAATTTTAGCTCATCATTTATATATCCACATTCACACATCTTAGAACTAGGATCAAACCTTCCAATAGTTATAAAATTTTTCCCATACCATCCACATTTATATTCTAACATTTTAAAAAATGAATACCAACTAGCAGATAATATTGATTTAGCCATATTATGATTTTTCATTAATCCTGATATATTCAAATCTTCTACTATAATGGTTTGGTTTTCACGCACTATATTAGTAGATATTTTATGTAAAAAATCATTCCTTCTATTAGTTATTTTCTCATACTCTTTTGCTAGTTTTATTCTACTTTTAACATAATTATTACTCCCTTTTGTTTTTCTATTTAATCTTTTCTGCAATACTTTTATTCTTCCGATAGATTTCTCTAAAAATTTAGGGTTATTTATCACATCTCCATTTGATGTTACTGCGAAATTTTTAATACCTACATCTATTCCAACAGATGTATCATAAGATATTTCAGGCTTGTCTATAACATCTTTCCCATCATCTACATTTATTGATATAAAAAATTTCATAGTAGGAGTCATGGATATTGTAACAGATTTAAATTTGCCTACGTATTTTCTATTACTAAAAAAATTAACCCAACCTATTTTTGGTAATCTTATCTTACATTTATCTTGATCTACTACAACACTATTTATCGCTCTATAATGATTACAATTTCTTTTAGATTTGAAATTAGGGAATCCTTTCTTTCTTCTAAAGAAATTAGTATATGCAGAATTTAAGTCTATTAAAGATTGCTGCAAACATTCGGCAGATACATCGTTTAACCATAACTTGTCTGATTCTTTTTTTAAAGAAGTAAGCATGGAACTCATATCTTTCCATGATATATCATCATTATTATTCTGAAATGATTCTATCCTTTTACTTAAAGCCCAATTATATATATATCTTACACATCCAAATGTCTTAATAAAAAACATTTTCTGTGCAACATTAGGTTTAAGTCTATATCTATACGATCGAATCATAACGCAAATATAATAAAATATTAAATACAGATGTTTTTAATTATCACATTTAAAACACCCATACTTGAAGTATAAAATGGTTGAAGTTATGGCTGAAACTATCCAAGCACCAGACATTAAATACATGGCTGTCCATGATGACATCATCTCTGGATACTTAACCAAGAAGAAGGATAAAATTGCTACGCCTATAAGGTTTAGTATTAAAACTCTATGCCATGCGCAGAATTTAAATCTCTTCGACAAGTTGTATAAAATCGCATCCATCCATAAAGAATGTCCAAAAACTGTATCAAAAGGCGTATTATCCACGTCAAATAATGCGAAGATAATAGTAAGTGCCATATAAATATTCAGCAATATAGGACTTATCTTTATTATAACTACCGTGTATTTCATTTTCTTTTTCTAGTATTTATGTGAGTTGGAAACGATGCTGGTCTTGATACTGGCATCCTAATAGGTCTACTATTACTAGGCTTATTGCCTGATTGCTTTGTTGTTTTCGTGTTTCTAGCCATACGCTTGTATTTACGTCATAAATATACGAAATGTTTCTCTTTTAAAAAGCTAATCCGCTACTTTTAAACGCTTTTCTGGTGTTACTCTCACGTTCCTTGTTAGCCTCCTGCCGGCGCTTGTAATTGGCACCGTCCTTGAGGATTGTTCTAAGGTTGGCCGTGAACACGTTCGGGACGATGAAAGTCATCAGCTCGAAGAACGCCCCGCACGCCCGGAGGAACTCTTCTTCCGAGTCCGTTAGAGGTTCGTTATGTTCCGCACGATCGTATATCTTCCATGCCATGTCGATGTTGTCACCTATGGAGTTCATGAATATACCGATAGCCGGTAACACTTCCTCGAACAACTCTCCCAGCTTGATGTTATACGAGCTCTGCGGACGGGCGTAAGTAGCCCACCCGGCGATGTTAGTTATGCCCTCGTACGTCTCCTGTTCTATCGCACCTATCTGCTCGGCGAACTTGACTCCACCCAGTATGAACGATGCCGTCATGTCAGCAACGGTACCGTACCTGCCGAGGAATATCCCGGCTAGACCGATGGCACCATTCTTCAACGTTCTCTCCTGCATCACGTCCCATACCGAATCGTCGTCGTCCCCACCGAAAGCGAGGGAGACGAGGTAAGCACCTATCAACGGCTTTGTAAGGTTGTACGCTATACTACGTGTGAAACGACTGGTAAGCATCCCCAGGCCATCGAGGAACATCTTCGAGTTGTTCTGGTTGGCTCCCTCTACCATTCGTCCCCACCCCACCTTCACCATCTCGACCTCCTTGATGGAGTAGGACATCATGAATCCCACCCACCTACCGAGTACCTCGTCACGGGATATGTTCTTTGACCACGGTAATAACCGGGTCTTGGACGCTTGAGACACGGGAGCCACGGTGTTGAACGATTCCTGCGTTCTCTTCATGGCGTCACGGTGGGCGGTCCTGAAATCTTTCGTTATATCCCTGCGGTACTTGTCATCCTTCTGCCACCTGTCAATGTCAAGCTCTGAGCCGTTAAGTTCCTTGAACCTGTTATTGAATATCTTGATGTACATGTTGGAAGACGTGATAAGGTCGGGGAACCTGATCCAGGCGTCTATCATCTTGGCATTCTTGCCCGTTTTCTTCCCGTAGGCGTCACGTGTAAGCTCGCTGTACTTGGACATCATCTTGGCGTCCGGCACGGAGTAGAACTCGTACATGTCCCTCATGGCTTGCTGTTGCTGGATGTTCTTTACCATCGTCACGGGGTTCACGCTGATACCGTCACTTATGATCGCTCCCCCCACGTTGGTCACTATCTCGGTTGCCATCTTGGCGGGGTTCACGAGCAAGGCGGTACGGGCGGCGCTACTTATGTACTTGTTAAACTTGTTCCAGTTGTTATTCGTCCGGTTATGGAAGTTATCAAGGTGATAGGTGGATATTATACGATCCTTTATGGTGTTAACGTAAGCGTTTAGTACCATCTTCTCGTCCTTGCTCGTTCCGGGCCTGTTCATCCTGTCCTTGAAAGCCTTTACCACGGCGTTGTACGGGTGTACCACGTTGAATTCCATCGTGGCTTCCTCTATCGAGCGAGTGACCATCGAGGCTATGTCAAAATTCACCTTGTGGATACCTCCCCTCCTCGAATGTATGGCGTGTGCCGCCGGCAATTGACCACCCCAGTTCTCGTTCGCCATCTCCTGTATGGTCTCTATGGCCTGTATGTCAGTGCTACCACCGGTGGATTGGCGGGGGGCGTAATCAACCTGATCGAACCCGGTGTCGTACCCACGAAAGGCGGCACTGGCGATGTTCATCTCTTTCAACTCCCCGTCGAATATCTGTCGTGCCGAGTTAATAAGCGTTCTCACGGCCTTGGCGTCACGGGCGGGGAGGGAGTCAATCGTCTTGTCGATGTTAACCGAACCGTCCTCGTCAAGCACGAATAGCTCGGTGGCGTTGTTGATCCTTCTCGTCTCCACGGCGTCCCTGTTGGCGATGTCGTTCTTGACGGTTAGGAACCACGAGTGATTCAGCTTGGACACCCCCTCCTTCCCTACCAGGTCATTCTTCTGGTAGTTATTCTCTATCATGAGCATCCCGGCGAGGTCCATCATGGTTCGTCCCCTCGTGTTTAACACGCCAACGGGAAGAACGTAATACTTGCTGAACTCCTCGATCGCCGCCGCCCACGGTTTCAACATCCTCGCTTGAGCCACGCGAGCCTGTATGGTTGCCGGTTCTATGTACTTGGACACTATGTTGTCGTAGATGGGGGTGGAGTAGTTGTCCCACAGCATGTACTCCGCCGTGTTCAGGTCACGAATGTCAAGAGCCTTCTGCAACTTGTAAGCACGATCCCTCCACTTCTCCATCTTGTTGCTGTTAACCAGTGCGTCCAGCCTCGGGTCGATCTCGTTCTTGAACGACTCGAACATGTCATGCCGGGCGAGGTCCTCCTGCGCCTGCACCAGTTCACGGGTGATGTAACCGTTGTTCAGGTTGTACAGGGCGTTGTAGAGCCTGTTAAGCTGGAAGTTCGTTAGCGTTGGTATGTACTCGGCGTTGGACAGTATGCTGGACACCGTCACGGAGAGGGGGGAAGTCCCCATCGGGTACATCTGGTAAGCGTCTTCCAGTTCCATCCCCACCATCTCTTCCACGTTGTCACGCACCTTCTGGTTCATCTTCTCGAATCCCTTCTCCCCGGTCATGAAGTTATCAATCTTCTCGGAGATGGATTGCAAGTCATTCTCGGATATTTGATCGTTCTCGTACAGCCTGAACGCCTTGTTACGGATGTTGTTTATGGATCGAAGGTAACTGTTCATGTCCTTGAACGACGCCTCGTCCAGCTCGTTAGACATCCTCGTTATCCTCTTGTCGACGTTTTGAAGGAACCTGTCAACCGACTCCGGCGTCAGCTTGTTCTTCCCCTCCCCGTCTTCAACCTTGTAGATGTCCACGAGGTACTCCGTCAGCTCGGAGAATCTCCCCTCCTGTATGTCGGCGACCACGTTGTTGAACATGTCGAGGTCTCCCGGCGTCATCTTGCCCGTGGGGGTGTCAAGGAAATCTAGCAATTGCTGTTTCTTCGCCTTGGTCATGTTGGAACGTCTCACCGCCTGTTTCGCCTTCTTCACGTCGTTACCACGCTCTTCAAGAGTCGCTTTCTGTTGTTGCTCGTTGATCATCCTCTCGACCTCGTTAACGAGATTCTGGTACTTGGCCTGCGTCTTTATACCTCCCGCCAGCTTGGACATTATCTTCCGGTACTGGGCGGGGGTTAACAGGTCCTGTCCCTCCCTGATCACGCCACGAATCTTCTTGAGACGGCTGGTGAGATCACCCGCCCCCTTCCTGTAAGCGCCGATACCGAGCTGTCGAACCTTGTTCCTCAATCGTGCGGTGGCCTCCTTGGTGGTTACCGGTTTCTTGTTGATCTTGTAAGGGGTCTCACGTATGTACGGTATCTTCTCGTCACCGAATATTTCCTCGTGGTTATCGTTAAACTCTTCCTCCGCCAGTTTCTTTTCCTCTTTAGTCAACGACTTCCACTCGTCAGTCTTCTTCACCTCTTCCCACGCCAGCTCTTTAGGGGCTATACCCTCGTCCTTGTACTTCTCGTAGTAGTCTTTGGCTACCTGCATGGGTAACTTGTCGAGGGTGGGGGTCTGGCTTACTTTCTCTTCTTGTTGCTGGTGTGTACTTTCAGTCCCGTTGACTTCTGACACACCGCCCACGGGTTCACTTTCTTCCCTGACTTGCTGTTCTGTGCCTTCACTTTCCGAACGCACCTCTCTAGTTTCGCTGGCATCTTGCTTAATTTTACCTTGTTCAACTTCTTTTTCTTCACTCTTTACCTCTTCCCGCACGGGGGTGAGGTCGTTATAATCGACGATAACACGGTTACCCTCGGCGTCCTCCACCTCTACCTTGCCTTCCTCCCGTACCGTGGTATCGGTGGCTTGAACCTCCTTGCCTTGATACGTGAATCTCTCCCCCTCCGCCTGGAAGTTCTCGTCGTTCATGGCATCCTGCAACCCGGTCAGGTGATCACGTAAATCAAGTTCCACGGCGTTCTTGAAGTAGTTCAAGGCGTTCGTGGCTAAATCCTTCTGCTCCTTCACCTTCTCGCCGCCAGCCGTGAACTCGTCGTACAGGCCGTTTATGGCACCGTTTATCTCGTTCGTGGCATCCTCTATCTTGGTATCGATGGTGAGTTCACCGTCAGCTATCAAGACGTCTATACGCTCCCTAAGCTCGGACGGGATCATCTTCCCGTACTTGTTGGCACGGAATCGTATCTCCTCGGTGCGGGGTGGGGCTTTTCTAGCCTTGTTACCAAGCCATCCTGATCCTGACAACCCGGTGGACATCAAAGCTATCGAGTATACCATTTCCAGGTCATCCGGCTTTATGAACTCTCTAGTGAGGTAATTGGACTCTCCCCTGTCTATGGCCGTCCACGACCCTCTCACAACGTCACCGAACTTCTCTTCTAGCATTTCCTCCGCCATACCTTTTATCCACCCGGTGAATCCCCTCTGCCCGTACCCGGCGAAACCTCCTCTGTACATGATCTGGTCAAGACCACGACGAAGTGCGCTCTTGGTCATGGATTCTCTCACTGTATTTAACGGCTTGGCTGGCATGAACAGCTCCTCGGAGAAGTTCTCCACGAACAGGTCCCCGAAGTTGTTAAATACCGCCGTCTTCACGTCCACCCCGTTAGTTATATCGTTAGCAACGTTAGCCATGAAAGTCGGGCTTACCAGCGTTCGAGACGCTGCCTCGGTAGAGTTCTTCGCCGCCCAAGCGCTGAACTTCCCGGCGGATTTACCCACCCTCGTCCCGGCGACTTTCTCGACGGCTTTAGTGGCCACGTTAGCCGCTTTCGAGGACACGATCTTGCCACTAAAATCTATCGCCCTGTCAACGATCTTGGTGTTAGAAAGGGACTTTACTAGCGAGCTAGCACCTATCTTTCTACCGGCTATGGTTGCCCCTCCCTTGATCGCCGTCTTGCCCAGTCCAACGAGGCCACCGGTAAGGGCGAACTCGGTCATGAAACCTATTGATTGCCCCATGCTGTACCCTACCCTGAACGACGTGTTCGTGGCTCTCGACAACTCTTCTTGAGCCTGTATGTTTAACTGGAATGCGTTAAGCAAGTTGATGTCATCCTGCGAGAATTGCTCGTCCATCAACCTTCTCACCTCCTCGTTAATGTACCCTTGCTTCACGGCTATCTCTGCGGCGCTGTCGGGGGGTAACATTTCCCCGTCGGAGTACACGGGATGATCCCGGTGCCTCCACTCGGGGTGTCGTGACATCACGTCCTCGTAAATTCCTTCAAGTCTCTGGTTAACGTTCCTCACCCTCTCGTTTTGACCGAGACGCTGGTTCAGCAATATCAAGTTGGAGGCATAATCTTTCAACCCCTCCCCGATACCGAGTGCCATGTTCGCACCTCCTTCTTCCACCTTCTCCACCAGTTCGAGAGTCTTGCGGGTGTTATCGCTTAATATCAAGGAAGCGTTCGCCTCACCGAATTCCCTCATGTTCTCTCCCGATATGGCGAGGGGGTCGTACGTCATGGACTTCCATACATTATCCCTGCGGTCTTTCTCTCTCCGGTCCCAGTACTTGTCACTTTCAACCTCGGCTAGCTTGTATATCTCTTCGTTCTGTTTCTTCATGTCCGAGATGGTGGGGTTCATCCTCTCCACCTCGTTGGGATCAAGGTACGTCTCGTTAAGGAGTAACTGGTACTTGGCCCTTTCCTCCCCCGGCACGACGTAAGTCTTCCGTCCCGGGTCGTACACCATGCCAAGGTTGTTAGCCAGCCTCTTGGCGTAATCGTTTATCTCGTTGTTCGTGCCACCGGCGTCATCAATCCGTCTCTGCACACGACTAGAGAACAACCTCTCCTTCTGGAACGGGGTCAACTCCCCTCGTGACTTGTAATAATCATCAAGGGCGCCTAGAGACGTTTCCAGCCTGAACTCTTGCCTGTCATCGGCGTTCTCTGGCAGGAACAACTTTCGCTCGTCGGGGGTGAAGTAACCGTACGTTGACTTCATGTACCTCGGGTCTATGACATCGTAATTGTCATATAACTTCTCCATGTACTTGTCGTTAACGGAACCCTCGGGGAAACCTATTGATTTAGCCAGCGTCTTCATGAGCTTGGTGGGGTCTCCCCCCGTCCCTTCCCATGCGCTGTTCACGTAATCATCGGTGACGTTAGACGTGTCAATACCTTGATCGTTGGCGAAGTCTAACAGTATATCCTTGTATAATGTCTTGTCTACCTTTCTACCGTCATTCATGATGCTCTAGTTTTGACCGAAAGAAGGGAATCCTCTCGATCCGTTATTATTTCTAACCGTGACGCTTCTACTAGTTTGATTTCCACCTCTTCTAGCCCTGATCAAGAACTGGGGGTTATTCACTCTTGGACCACCAGTTGAAGTGGCCATCGATGTGATCTTCCCGAGTTCGTTAATTATCTTCCCGGCGAACTTCTCTGGATCATTATACCGTATAGCGAACACCTCGTTACCTTCCCTGTCTTCAAGCACTAAATCCTGTCCCCTCCAAAAGAACAAGTCATCCGTCCTGACGTTACCTTGAAGCGCACCGCTATTAATCATTTCTTGCAGTGTTTCCCTGATACTTTCCTTGGTTGATGTCCCCTTGTTCTTCCCCTCTATTATGTCGTTAGATATAGAGCGTATCCTCTCTATATAAGGAGATATTACCGGGTCATTCTCTATATCGCCAGACTCGTTAACACGTTTACCGATCACCCTGGGAGACACGTTAAAATTAAACCCGTTCAATATGTCAGAGTCGAGTAACTTCTCGCCAGATTGAGCGCCCCCGTTCCAGTAGTCCTTGAGGTATAAAGTGGCTTGTTTGACAGATTCAGGATCATCCATCTTGAAGCTAATATCAAAACCTTGATCAAATTTAGATGACGCTTGACCTTGTCGTTTCTTACCCTCGCTAACGAAATGTAACGTCGTTACATCACCTGCGGAAGATATGCCTTCGAGTTGAGCTTTCACGTTCTCGCCATCCTTGTTCACGTAAGATATAGATTTTGTACCCACGAATCTTTGAATGGCGTCTTTCTCCCCGTTAAGCGCTCTCTGTATATAATCAAGGGCCACGTCAACATTCTCCATCTTCCTACTTTCCGAGTAACTAACGTAGTTCGGGTCTTTCTGTAACGATTGTTTCACGTTCTGGTCTGCCGCCATAGCCACACGATCAATGAAATAAGCCTTGGCTTCCTCGGGAGTGTCCCACAAACCTACCGTGGCTCCCTTCTGCATGTAAGGGTTGGTTTCGTAATTATTACGGAACGTTGCCTCCCAGTAATCGCCAGCCCTTTGCTTGATGTTGTTAAGGTTAGTGGACTCTATATTGAGTATATTACCGTCAGGGGTTCTCTGGAAACTTCTAACCACCGAATCACCTATCTGCTTGATGGAATTGTTCATCAACCCGTCAAGGTCCACGAACGGTTTCAGCTTGCCGCTCAACTTGGCCTGTAACTCCGCCGGCGAACCGGTAGCGAGAGCCTCCCCGTTCTTGTCGTACATGGTGTAGTTAAGCATCCCGTTGGCGTAATACATGTCGATCATGCCTCCCATGCTGTAAATACCGTTACCCTTGTCCTTGATACCTTCCTTCCCGGCAAGTAGAACAGCCTCGTTCAAGGCACCGATCAACCCCACGTTCATCACGTCATCAATTCCCCCCTTCCCCGTCTTGGATAACCCTTCAAGGAAAGTCTGGAAACTCTTCATCTGGTTGGTGTAAGACGCCGCCTTGTTCTTCATGTCACCGATCTTGACCATGATCTCCGATTTACGGGTGGGGGTGATAAGCGGGTTAGCAAGTTCCCTTCTCATGTCAGCTATCTCTTGTTGCGTGTGTTCCATGAGGATAGCCACGCCTTGCTGGTCAAAAGCCTGTGGCTGCAAGTTCAAAGCCTCCGTGGCCAGCTTGTCGAAATCCTTCAAGTCAGCCTCTAGTTTTTGTTGCGCCTCTCTCGCTTGCTTGGCGTACACTTTCTCCCGTTCAAGACCGGCGGCACGCAACGACATGTCTATATTGAGGGCGTTCATACCGACCTGACCGAAGTCAGCCTCGACGGGTTTCACCCCCATGTACGCCTCTCCTGTATATTGATTTGCCATGTTATATCTTCTTGTAATCGTAAGTTGGTAATTTCAACGCCTGCGTCTGGGGGATGGTGGTGTAACCTACCCCTTGATTGTAACCGTAACGGTTACCCGCCATGTCAGTTAACGAGCTAGTAGCCACGTTCCTGTTCATTACCGTCTCCGCCGAGTTGATCTGGCTGGTGGGGGTGGGCATAGTCGTGGTCGTTCCACCGCCTCCAAGGTTCCATCCTGATGCCATGCCGGCTATCGCTTGAACACCTCCTAGAGCTTCCGTCATCCCGGCGTATTGCCCCTGTCTTCCTGCCTCGTACAAGGCACCGTACCCGGCAAGCTCCCGTTGTTCACGGTTCTCTCTAGCCTGGAACTCCCTGTTCTCCTGTTCAGCCGCCATGATGGCTTGCTGCTTCTGTAACTCGTACAACTGGTTCTGGAAGTTAGCTGCCAGTTGTTCCTCTTGAGCGTAAGTTTGCTCCTGTATGCCGGGAAGTAAAGACAACCCCCTCGCCCCAGCCGAGGATGCCTGTTCTGAATAGTTAGCCGACTCTTGCTGTACCCTCTTCAATTGTTGAACGTACTGGTCGGTTGGTGCGTCTACCGCCATGAGATAGTTCTCGAAGTTTATCTCCTGACGCTGGTAATTGTCGATGTTTTTCTTCGCCTCCTTCGCCTGTTTCGCCTCTTTCACGGACTTGGCTACCCCTAAACCCGTTGATGCTAGCGCCGTTCCGGCGAGGATGATAGATGTCGCTGCTGCCATCACTTTAAAATTTTAATCATTTGAACCATGTTCGTGTCACTAATCTCGAAACCACATTTCTTGAGGCCGTTCACTAGACCGGCGTCGTTGGAAGTGGTGAATATCGCTTCCACGCCCGTTGCCCGCAGCATGGATTCCAATTTGCCAATCAAGAACTCCTTCGCCCCCCTCTTCCGGGAGACGTCGATCTTCTTGCTTGTTAATAACCATTCTAGCCAGCATATCCCCGTCCCGGTCGGGTACACGAAAGCCACGTACAACGGGCCTTCATCGTCTTCCACGATAAAACCGGCTGGAAGGAAGGATGGGGGTACTGGCTTCCACCCCCACTCTTCCCACCATTCACTTATCATGGCATGATCTGACGGGTCGTAATTCCTGATTTTAAATTTTCGATTCATCTATATCAAGTTGTATTGATTTAACGAGTAACTTCTCTTTATCAACGCTAAAGTACGAAATTATTTCGAGATATTTTCCCCTGATAGCGTCACCGTTAACCCCGTCATCAACTTTAACGTACAGTACCTGTCCCTCGTTAACATCCACCGGGTCGGCTAGCGTCACCTCGTCATCTCTAACCACCTCGATAGACGTTACCACCTCCCCGTCCCTGAACACGTCCATGCCGGAATACACCAGCGACGCCGTGTACGTCCTGAACGTTTGTAGTCCTTCCTCGTCACCGGCGGCAACGAAAAGTAGTATAGGTTGAGACGTTCCTTCCGCCTTCGGGATGAACGATTCCAGCAAGTTCTCCTTCTTCTTGAAGTAAGACCGGTCTATCGTTCTTTCCAGGTCGAACGTCTTGAACGTGGCGGAGGTGGGGGCCATGTTAGATTCCAGAACGATGTTGTTATACACCTTGTTGGAATCTTGATACTCGTTGTTCACGAGGTGAACCTTGCTCGATACCGTTTTACCCAGTAACAGGTTCTGGTATCCCGGTTCCCCTCCCATTTTCCTTATGATGGTATCCCTCGTGGAGAAACAGTAAGCTCCCGCCCTCGCCATGAGATCGGGTACCATGTCGTAGAACGAGGTCCACCCGTCTACCGGTTCCATGAAGTTCACGCAACAATCATTCATCCCGACGATGTACGATGAAGTCTTGGGATCGTAAGCGCCACACTTCACGCCGCTAGTTGTCAACCTGTCGTGGAAGTAATTCAACATCCCGCAGGAGCTTACCGGGAACAACCCGTTGATACTCTTGCGTATCACCTGACCCGTGTTCGTGTCCACGAAGAACCGTGAGTTACCGTAACGGGAGTAGGTCTCGTAGTGAGACATCCCGTAGTCCTCGGCGTACTCTTGTTGCTCCCCGAAGGTATCCTCCGATTTAGCCACTAGAGCGCTACCGGTGGGGGAGTTCAAGATGTTCTTCTTGTACATCACACGACTACACTTGTTTCGCTGGTACACGTCTATATCTGAACCTATGTCGTCTATCTTCACGATCTCGCCGTACTTCTTGGATAAGTCCGTGTAGTTGACAAGCGATTGATTGAACGAGGACAGCCCGTTATCCTTCGTGTCCTCCACGTAAGGCTCGGAAACGGCGAGGGAGGCGTACCTGTCCTCACGGCTGTAATTATCTGATATGGCGTTCGGTCTTCCCAGCGTGGTGAACAGCGTCCCGTTCGAGAACTTGTTTATCTCTCTTGCAGGCCCCGTGGTTACCATCACGTCACCGTCATTATCGAGTATGTAAGCGCCGGCCATCCCCTTGTCAACGTCATAGATGCCGGGTATCTCTTGATAGACCACCGTGTCATCCTTGGTCTCGTACATGATAAGGTAGAACACGGATGTAGTCCATCTCGATTCCTTCTTGAGTATGTCATCCTCGGTGTACCCTTCCTTGGAGGTGGGTTCTATGATCAGGTAGCGACCGTTCGGGACGTCCACCTTGTCTGGGTCTCCCATGTCAACCTTGGTACCATCCGAGAGCGTTACCGATAACTGGCCGGGTTCGCCCTGCACGATCACCTTGTCCTTCACCTCGAAGATGTAACCCTTCGTGGATACTTCCGTGGCTATCGTCTCCATCTCGGATACCAGTTCCAGCTTGTCACCGGGGGTGGGGACTATCCACGGCATGGATGTTATCTCAAGGTAGAACTTCCCGTTTATCACGTAGGCGTTATCGAAACCGTCGATCACGTCGAATAGCACCTTCGGGTTACGTCTGGCGAACTTGAACTTGGTAGCCCATGACGGGGCCTTACCCTTCACGATAACGGTTGCCACACGACCGATGTTAGCGGCGTCAGCGTTTATCCTGGGAACGGTAACGTCAACGGGAGCCAGCACGGGCGAACACCTCCCGAAGTCATCCATGAAGATGATACCGTAACCTTGAGTCGTCCCGGTCTTTAAAGAGTACGTCGTGGAAGTGGTGGGGGAGTTGTTTATCTCTACCATCAGTGACACGTCCGTGTCTATATCGAATCCGTCAACGTACCCCCCGAACAACAGGGAGTTCTGTATGATCATGCAACTTCTAGCCATCATGGGGACGTTATCGAACAGCTTGTTCACGTCCTTCATCGGGATTAGGGGGTAGTTGCCGGAGTAAGAGAACTTGTAGGTGTAATCCACGTTGTCTTCCAGCCCCAGTTTCTTCTTGTCTATGGTTTTCACCTTGTACATCCCCTGCCCCGTCTTCATGAGTATCTCTATCTTCTCCACGTGTTCGTTACCTGTGTTCACCGTCACGTTCACGGCGGAGGTGGCGTTACTGATCTCGTTAAGCGTCTCGTTCGAGTACGATCCACGCACGTAAGAAACTGACGCCCCCACCACTCCCTCGTGAGAGTAGTTGTTTATCTTGGTTATCGACAACCCGTAGTTCTGCGAGGCGAAAAGGTAAGCCGTGTTACCGTTGATGGCCGTCACGTAAAACGTTCTACCGTCAGGGGACATGGACATACCGGTCACTTGATAGTTCTGCGGGTCACTCACGTACTGGGGGGTAACCTTTGACATCGTCTTACCGGAGTCTTTCGAGTAGTATATGGTGTCAACGGTCTTGCCGGCGAGGGCGAAGAACTTCCCGTTAGAAGAGCAACACATGAACTCGTTGACGAGGGAGGTGGATACCGTGGTGAAGTTCTTCCCGTAGTTCTCGGATACCAGCGTGTACTTGTTGTCGGTATCGAAGTTCTGGTTACAGGATACGTACACGACGCTACCGTCAGAATCGCATATAATCTTCACTCCCCTCGGCTTGCTTATTATGGATATGAAGTCATTCAATTTCACTTGAGTGAACGTGCCTCCTTTCCCGTACTCGGAACTGTAAGCGAACTCGCTCTTGTACACGACGTACACTTGCTTTCCAGAATCCGACATGCAGAAACCTCCCTCGTGCCGGTCACCGTCCCCCACGAACCCTTGAATCTCTGACAGGGAGTTATCGTTCTTGTTGTACTCGAACAGCATCAACTGCCCGTTATTACTTCCAGATGCACCATGAGTTCTAGCGTAATATATTTGATCACCAGCCTTGTTGATGTCACCACCGTCGTTCTTGTTTATGAACATGTCACCCACCACGTCGATAGCATCAGCGTTCGTCTTGAAGTGAGTGAAATACCCCCTCCCGGCCGGGTCCAGGTAATTATCCGTTGTACCCGTGAACGCTATAACACCCTCCGAGTGAAAGCTCGTGTCGTTTGCGTCAAAAGACCTCGTCTTGAAAGACTTCAAGTAAGCCTTCGAGAAACTGGTGTTAGGTAACGACATGGAAAGCTCGTGAGAGGTCCAGTACGTTTTCACGCCAGAAACCGGGTCCATGTAGGAGTTAACGAACTTGACCTTGTCCTTGTACACGTAACACTCCACCATCATGTCGTACTCTACCTTTTTCGAGTCCTCGTCATCAAGCTCGGACGTAGAGGTAGAATAAGGACTGATGGCTGACGTCTCACGGGTATCGTAAATGTAGCGAGCGGCGAACAACGGGTTGATGTTACGCATCTCCCCCAGCTCCGATTTCTCGGCTATCTCCACGTCAACGGAGAGAGGTGGACGTTTAACCAGCTTCATCGCCGTCCAGTCATAAAACTTGAAGTACCCTCTCGTCTTGCTGGTGTCTATCTCCACCGGCTCGTTGGTCATCCAGTCGTGGAACACCATGATGTCGTTAAGCATGGCGAACCCGCTCACCCTCGTTTGAAGGTTGAAGGGGGTGACAAGGTCCTGCGTGAGTACCTCCGGCGTTGAATCGTAAACGAAGGTGGTGGGCAGCATCTTCATCGCCCTCGCCTCCATCTTCTCCATGTCAACCTTGTAAATCGTCCCCCCGTCATACGAGTCTCCCTTTTCCGGGGGGATGTCGAAACGGAACCTCTTGATAACCACGCACATGTAGTGGTTTGTCTTCGGTGCCAGTTGAAGGCCGAGGAAACCGTACACGTACGCTTGATCCTTGTCGTACTCGGTGGACGTCCAGTAGTAATTACCGGAGCCTTCTTGCTCGTTCACCAGTGGTACTGGTGTTGACAAGGCACGAGCAGAACGGGGGGTGGGGGTGTCTTCTTGAACTTCCACGGCGGTACCCACCCCTATGTACTGGTTGTTGAACGTGATGATGTCCTCCTCCCTCTCGGAGATAAGGAACTTCCATGTTTCCTCGATGTTGTCTATCACGTCCTTGATCTCTTCCTTGGAGGGGACGTACCACCCGAACCCTTGATTGTAAGCTTGCGTGAACACCGATTGATCGTCCTTCTTGTTGTGAAGGAAACATATCGTGTTTCGTAGACCGTCTTCCTCCCGCAAGGTGGATAGCTGGTCAACGAGGACGTGACTTCCCTTCCCGGTAACGGAATCGTATTCCAGTATAGAAAAACCGCCTTGCTTGAGGGCGGTGAACAGGTATATCTTGTTATTGTACTCGTACATGCCGGCGGTAACCGATCCAGCCGTGAACAGTGGCTCGTCGATGACCACCCTCGTCCCGTCCATGCTCTCGATAACACCGGAGTTCTCGTTATCGGTGTCTATCACACGGACGTTTCGAGCCTCACGGTATTGCCCCTTCGGCATGTAGCGGGGGTCGATGTCCATGTTCATCTTTCCCCCCGAGAAATCTTGTATTACTTTCATAAGGCTCTCAATAACGCTTGAATAATTTCCTCTCTCTTGAAGTTCATCTCGAACTTGGCGTCCTTGTAACGACGGTTCTTCTCTGCCTTCGCCCGTATCTTCTCGTTCATCGGGACGTTACGCCTTCTCTCGATGATCCGCCAGTATATGTCAGCTTCCAGGTACTTCTGCAAGTACGGGTGTATATTAATCTTCGTGATGTCCGTCAGGTCCACGTTAGACACGTAGCATATAAGGATGCGATCGTAACCCTCCGGCACGTCGTCGAATGTTAGCGTGTTGTCCCTGTAATCGAACTGGTAACCGTTCTTGCTAACCAGGAACGAGTTGTGACGACACGGCAACATGCACTCGGCTGACTTCATCCCGTTGAGGTCAACCCCCTTCACGATCTCGTAGTCGTTGTTGTCGATCATCGTTTCCTCCTCGTTCGTCAGGATGTTCTGGGCGGCGTACACGTCATCGTTCTTGAGCATGTACGAATACCACGTGTTGATGTTATCGTTGTATAGGGCGGGAATCTTGTACCCGTCGTGCAGGAAGTAGATGGCTATATAGTCGATGAAGTCGTTGGGCATCCTGAACTTTCCCACGGCGTTCATCTCCCCCTCCGCCTCCTTGTATTGCTTGTCACCCACGTATCGCAGTTCCTCGACCGCTCTCTGGGCGTGTTTTATGACCAGTTCCCTGCTGACACCGTGAACGTAACTGTCCGGGTCAGTGGCGTCTATCAACACCGAGTCGATAATGTCTGTTAGTTTAACGTTCATAGCGTGTTATCTTTTTGAAATTCGTTAGCTTGATCCTGTGCCATCACCTGTATCACTTCCGCCTCCCTCAAGTGAACTCCGAAGCATAACGCTATCTCGATCACGAGGACGTTAAAGAAATGCTCCGACAGCGTGAAGTCTTGATAACTCTTGACGGAAGGGTTGAACACCGGCTTGCCCTCTATGACCACGTAAGTCCACCGGGGTCTCGGCGGTATCTTGTAATAATGCACCTCTATCGAGGGGCTGTCAGGCAACACCTGTATCCCGTCCTCCATGACGGAGTAATTCGGGTACGTCTCCGATGGCCTGTTGTACTTCGAGTTACCTATCATCCTTAGCCGTGCCACGTCTATCATGGTGGCCTCTTTCCCCTCCCTGTACACGGCGTTTAACTTCTCGGTAGGGGGGAAAGGGAAGAAGGGGTCATCATCCCCCTTCTTCAAATCTTCCACCACGGCGAGCTTGTACAAGGCGTTTTCAAGAATATCCTTCGGGATCGCCGAGTAACCTTGCTTGTCCCTGTTATACTTCATCCTCAACCTGTTAGGTATCTCTGAATATATCTTGGACTGGGCCAGCCCGCAAACGGAGTTAAACTCGTCGGGAGTTATGACACCGTACCCGTTCTTGTTAAGTAGCACGTTGACTACCTTGTACACCTCGTCTATCATTTATTCTAAGCGTTTAACTTGGTTAAAATCCTGTCGTAAGCGGCGCCACCTTCCTCGCTTGTCATCGCCCACTCGGCGAACTCGGAGATGACGTTAAGACCCGGGGCGCAAGTGTAGATAACACCCCCCGATGCCCAGCTCAATTCAGTCTTTCTCGAGTTCAACTTCAAGATGTTCAAGCGTATGCCCGATTGAATCTTGAACTTGATCGTGTTTCTCTTGTCACCGAACATCTCGATGATCTCCCGGGGGGGAGTTCCAGTCTCCATCTTGCCAAGGATACCGGCACGAAGGATGGTGGGATTCATCTCGGTGGTGACTCCCTTCAAGGTAGCGTAAACCGCCTGTAACACCTCGAAGTCTGATGTCTTGCAAAGTTCAACCACGGTAGCCATGTCAGTCCACGTGCTTTCCTCGATGGCGGCGTCAGCTTCAAGGTCTTCAAGGTAGAACACCTTGTCCTTGCCGAAGAACGGGTGCAACATGAGGAACATCTGTAAACCTCTATCTTCCGGGTAAATGGTCCACCGGTCACCGGGGAAGTCCACCCGTCTAAGCTCTACCGGCCCGTCGATGTTCTGGTCATTCTCGATGGCGGTGGGGGATACCGGGGTGTAACGGAGGTTGAACACGTAAGTCTCGCCGTTCTTGCCGGTGTACACGTGACGTGTCTTCGGTCTTAACGAGTGATTGTTACGGGTACCCGTGAGGAGGAACGTCAAGGGTTTTTTACCCAACCCCCTCTTCTCTAGCTCGGCGATCATCTGTTCTTTCGCCTCTTCTTCCGTGATTCTCTTTGTTTCTTTAGTACTTGCCATATTCGATTAGAGGCACTCACGCTTTCACGTGTTGACGCTTCACGGGAACGCTACTTTTTAGGTCAATCTCTTGACGGTCATCCATAGTTGGAACCTCCACGTCCGAACCCCGTTGTGCCAACGGTTTCTTGTTAATTAAATTCAGATTCAAATAAAAAAAGGGGGAGGGGTTATTATTCCCTTCCCCCGAGGTTTAATATTTAAGGTCAATTAAGCCTATGCTGATACACCTTCGAAGATCGCCCATTTCTTCAACCCAACGCAGCGCAATCCCCATTCAGACAACCAGTCGATACCGAAAACGTCCCAGGTGTTGGTAGCGTCCGGCACGTTCTGTGAACCGTGGAACGTGGTTACAAGCTCACGGCTGTATCCCGGCATACCCTTGTACAACTTGGTCAAGTACGGGGCGTTGATCGTGCTGTTCTGCCCGCTCAAGTCACCGTTGTAACCGGTGGTGATGGAAGCACGTCCTAGCGGTACCATGATACCGTGGATTTGGTTCTCCGCGGCGAAGTTATCCGGGTTCAAAACGGTCGGGTCTTTCAACAGTTTCCAGGTGGTCTTGTAGAACTCGTATCCACCCATCTTGAAGGCGTCGAAACCGAAGTCAAGCATCCGTTGCTTGTTATCGAAGTAACCCCATGTAGCGGAACCTGCCCCACCAACTTTAGCCAGCCAGTTGTCGATTGACAACGATGCCTCGGTAGACAAGTACAACAAGTTGTAAGTCTCGCCGTTAACCTTGTCAAGACGCTTGATGATTGACTCGATGTCGGCAGTCCCGGAGATGTTACCCTCGAAGCTGTTACCACCGTTTCTGATCTGGTCGAACACTCCCTCGATACCACGGAATCCAGCCGTTTTAGCCGTTGAATCATCGGCAACTTTCTTGCCAACGAACGCTTGAATCTCCATTTGATCCAGCATTCTCTCTCTAGCCTCTTCAACCTCTGCGCTGAACCAGAAGATGTTTCCATCAGGAGTTTTCAACCATGTAGCGTCACACATGTCGGAACCGTTGATCTCGAACATGTCCTTACCGATGATAAGGGAGGTGCTACCGATTTCAACCTCACGGGTCAAGGCACGGGTCATACCAGGCGTTCCCTTCTGGAACTCGTAACCGGCAGCCGTGATGGTCAAACCGCTAGTTCCAACGGTCCAGTCAGAACCATCGTAAGTTTTAGCGGTGAACGTTCCGGCGTCGTAATCATCCGGGATACAGATACCGTAGTTCACTTTCTTGCCAGCCTTGTCGATAACCATGAAGTTCTCGTTGGGGCGGATGGTGTGAGCGGCGTAAGTGAACACGTCACCGGCACGGGTCACGCCTTCCAGCAATTTACGTCTACGCCCGGTCATCCCGAAGAACTGGGTGTCGGCGGAGATCATCTCCTTCTGGGCGTATTTATCAAGGAACCCACGGATGGTTTGATTCCCGTATTGATCGATGATCGTGTCCTTCAATGAAGGATAAAACTTGGTCGTGAAGTCATAAAGACTCATGTAGTTACCCGAGATCGGTTGAACTTTGATGTTCGGGTCAAGGTAAAAACTATTAGGTACGTTTACTAACATAACAATTATCTTATAAAGTTATTGTCTTTAAGGAACCTGCGGAATTCATCTTCCGACGGGCCCTTGACATCTCCCGGTTTGGGGGCGTCAGTGGTGGCGTTAGATTTCTTCCTCATTTCCTCTTCAACAGTATTCGCTTTCACCGCCTTGGCGTGTTCTTCCAGTATCTTCGGCAGTTCCATCCCGGCGGTGATCACTCTTACCAGGTTGCCGTAATTGAAGGTACCGTCCTCGTTCTTGAACGTTCCCAGCAGCGAGTCGATCCCGTCGAATACCTTGTCGTATCTCGACTTGTCACGAATCTCGTAACTGAAACCGTCAATCTCGATCTTATCAAGACTTGACAAGGCTCCTTTCGCCCCCTTCACCCATTCTTCTTTTCCCTTGTCAACGTTATCCTCCACACGCTTGAGAGGAGTCTTGTATTGCTCTTTCTGGGCGTTGAAATACTTTCTAGCTTCCTCGGCCTTGGTCTTCAAGCTAACCAGCTTTGACCTGTTCTTGCGGTCAATTGCCTTTCTCTCGTCATCTAGCATGTCCTCGGTCACCTCCTCGGTCTGGAAGTAGTCTTCATACATGACGTCAATATCTTCCTTGTCAAGGGACGGGTATTGCGTCTTTAGGTACTCCTTGACAACTTTCTCGTTCGGCTCGTTGTCCCAGTCTTTCTGTACCTTGAAGTAATCGTCCACTCCCCTCCCGGTTTCCCGGACGAACTTGTCGATGTTAGCCACGTCAGGACTGGCGTAATCAACAGGTTTCTCGACCTCTTTTTCTACCTCTCGAACCGTTACCAGGTCTTCCCACGTCTTCACTTCCTTACCTACCTTACCGGCCAGGTATCCCAGTATTTTCTCTTCTGGCACCTTCGAGAAATCTATTTCCTGATCATCGACCTTGTTGACATCCTCTACCTTGTCGGGGGTAGGGGTGTCTGCCTTGTCTTCAACTTTCGGTTCCGGTGCAGGTTTTCCCTCCTTGGCGGCAGGGGCTTGCTCTCCCGGTTTAAAAGTTATGTCTTTCAGAATTTCATCTAACTTTCCCATTCGATTTAAGGCACTTACGCTTTCACGTATTGACGCTTCAATGGAACGCTACTTTTTAGGTCAATCTCTTGACGGTCATCCATAGTTGGAACCTCCACGTCCGAACCCCGGCGTGCCACCGGTTTATTGTTTAACAATAAATTTAATTCAATTCTAATTCTTACACAAATATATAGAGAAAATCTATAACAACAAAGCGTTAAACGATTTTCTATGTCTCTTTTATCTTGATTCCATGTACTTTAAGCATCAGCTTGCGCTTTATCTTGTAAACGTCAGTACGGAATCCCTTGGTGTCTTCCACCACGGTCTCCCCCGTCTCGACATCCGTGTACACGAAATCGGCCACGTACTTGCAAGCCAGCTCGACGCAATGCCTGTTCTTCCCCTCCCCCTCGAACTGTGCGGGTATCAACGTGTAAGTGACCTGTTCTTGCAAGTCCTTGATCTTGCCGGCCCTTTCCAGTAGCTTGAGGGTGGCGGCACGGGCGGCCTCCTTCTTCGAGGCGTGACCACCCGATTTGACGTTACCGTATTTTGATCTTCCTATCATCCCCTTGCCCTTTTATCACCGGCTGTACCGTTCTTCCTGCCACGGTTGGCGGAAGATGACGTGTACCTCCTGGTAGCGTGATCGTAATCTTTCCCGGCACGAGACGATTTCCCGTGCTTCTTGTCATGTTCACGGTTACGCTGGCTAAGCTCGGCCCGTTTCTTTCTTTGCTCCGGTCTCCTGTTAACCTCGGTATCCGTTTTCTTTTTCTTCTCTCTAGCTTCCGGGTGATCCCGGTAATACTTGGCAGACCTGGATAATTCAGACCTGTCCTTCCTCGGTGGTGCCATCTCCTGTATAGTTTTGAACTTGGTTAACTTCTTCCATAGGTGGAATCTCGACGGGTGGGGCGGCTTGAACGTCCTGCATGGCGTTCATGCTCTCGAAGGGTATCGTTGACCCTCCCCTCTGTCTCTGGTTGATCATGGCGCTTTGCTGTTGCGCTTGCTTGTAGGTGCGGGCGTCCTTGGCCTGTTCCTTGTACTGGTTCGACTCGGCCGTGACACGTGCCTGCAAGCCTAGCTCCTGCATCCTCAACTGGTGTTTAACACGTTCCAGTATGATCTCTCCCTCCACCTTCTTCTCGTTTATCTGTATCTCCGATTGAGTCTTGAACTGTAATTCCTGACCCTTGGCCTGAATCTCCATCATCAGGGATTGCTGTTTCTGTTGCTCGACGGCAACCTGCGCCTGCGCCTGCATCTGGGTCTTCATCGCCTCCACCTCCTTCTGTTTCTGGAACGCCTCGTCCTGACGCTTCTTCATGATGACCTTCAAGTACTTGGACGCCATCTTGATGTTGTCGATAGACAGGATGTCCATTCTATCGGCGAGGGTGATCTGGCCGGCTTGAACGGCGGCGAGTATCACTTGATCCAGCTTGGCCTTTTCCTCGGCGTCGGGAGCCACTTCAACGATCACGTCAAGATTGTACTTGTACAGGGTCTTGTAGTCGTCGATAACGTCATCTTCCAGCAAGTAAGACATCACGTCATCGGAGAACGATTCCTTGTACATGGACATCTGTTGCGCCCTGTTCAAGCTAACCTCCCCCGTCCCCTTCTTTATGGACATCAGTCCCTCGAAAATGTGCTTGGTGGCGGTATTACTCATGTTAAGGGCCATCTGTTGCGTCCCGACGAGCGCCCCGTTAAGCGGTGCCGAACCGTCACGTACCCTGTTAACGCCGGTAACCTCGTAGCACATGTTCATGTTCTGGTCGTAGGCGTTGATAAGCTGCATGAGTTTCTGCCCGTCAGACGTCGGTATGTTACGAAGGATGTTGCCCTGTAATACCTGGTCGTCATCGTAAGCCGTTCCCTTGTACAGCAAGGCTCCCGTCTGGTACATCATGTCTAGCACGTCGGAGGGGGTGAGCTTGGCGCCGGTGCCGATGTCTATGTTCATCAGGGCGTCAACGTTGATCTCGAACATGTCAGGTTTCATCTTTGAGATCAAGTGTCTAAGTTTCAACACGATAAGGTGTATATCCTCGGCGTAAGACTTCAAGTTCTCGACGATCGATGGTACCGTCAGCTCGTAGATGATGTACGGTGCCATCACGGTGTTGGCGTTATTCACCGGCCGGATCATGTCACGCATGAGGTGGTAGTTGAACACGAGGTTCATCCCTAGCACGTAGTATCCCTCGAACCACACGTCGTACTTCCCTTTTATCATGCGGGAAGAGGATTCCTTCGGTAGAACGTAGTCCTTGTCCTTGGGGATAAGGTTATTGCGTTTCCTCTTGTACACCTCGTCCATCGTGGTCTTGAAGGTGAAGTACATTACCGTGAACAGGTCGTCCTCGTTAGCCACCTCGTCCGGCTTGAACCGTTTATCACTCACCCCCCTCGCCAGGGCCTGGTACGATACCTCTCCCCCGCTCATCCTGACGATCTGCCCGGCGGTCATCTCCATCATCTCGGCGAAGTAGTAGCACCCCTTCTTGTCACGGGTGTACAACGGGTCGTACGAGTATAACAGGTTCTTGCAATCAACCCTTCTCATGACCACGCCGTAGTTTGGATCGGACTCCACCCGTATGGCGGCGATGCCGTTGGTAACGAGGTCTTCCGCCACCCTGTTCTGTATCTCACGGAAGTAGTTAAGGTCGAACACCCTGTTAATGATGATCTCCGACGCTATCTCCTTCTTCTGCCTGTACTCTAGCTGCATGTGAAGGTCTAGCTCCTCCTTGGAATCAGGAACGTAATCAGGCACGAAGTTGATACCGGTGGCTATCGTCATCTCCTGCGTGAAGTCTTTAGTTAGCATCTCGGTTTCCAGCCTCTTGCGGTACTTGTTACGTTCCTCCCTTGACATGATGTCAACACCCTTGGTCTTGATCTTGAACATGTCGGCGGGGAAGGAGTCCTTCACCACGTTAACGAACTTTGGAACCACGGAGGTGAACTCCCAGTTAAGAGACAGGTAAGCCTGGTCCTTCGGGATGTTAAGCATGTTCTTGAACCGGTCAATGTCCACCTCGTTGTTACGAAGCGCCTCTAGTTCCTCGAACTTCTTCTTCCGGCTGGTGTAATCGTTCCCCGTGATCCACTCGAACTCGATGTACCGGGCGTACTCTAGCCCGTACGATTTGCTTTCCTTCTCCTCGTTGGAAGCATCCCTGTTCGGGATCGTGACGTTTCTTCTTTGTCTATCCATTTTTTAACTTTCCATAAGTTCCAACATTCTCGTATATCCTGAACATGGGTCGTGTTGCCACCGGCTCCTCTGCCTCCCTCTGGCGTCTCTTCTTGCGAGTGTTACCTATGAGGGCGTAGGCTGACGATATGGAGGCGTCACGCTTGGTCCTGTTCTTGTCATCGAAAGCCAGCCAGTCTTCCAGCGTGGCGTTAAAATACATTTCAGAGCTGCCGACGTTGTTCTCCACGAAGGATTCTATGGCGGCGTTTATCATCTGCGAGACGTTCTCGGACGTGGAAGGCATACCCCCCCTCACCCTCTCGTCTTCTGACAGCTTGTCCTTTTCCTTGTCGGTTCTGGTCATGGAGAACTTGCGATACCCACGACGGTACATCTCGTCTATCAGGTTGTTCACGTTGTTCTCTATGAGGGCCGGCATGCCGTAGAACACCATCGCCTTGATGGCGTCATCGAAGAATATCTCCTTCGAGTCCGGCCTGTTTATGTACTCTAGGAAGAAGTTGAAGTTGGGCGCCCCGGAAGAGTTTATGCCGGAGAACCCGTGTATCGAACCCTTGGAACCCTTCCCGTCAACGGTCTTGTTAACACGGTACGGGTCTATACCGAAGTTACCGATGTGCCTGTTAAGCGGTATCCACAGCCCGTTCTCGAACTTCACGTTGTTCCTTAGACCCTCTTCCGGTAGCCAGCTAACGAGGAACCTGCCGTCCGGCTTGTCCACGAAGATAACGTGTCCACTATCTGCAACCCCTTGATACCACTCGAAGTTACCACGTCTAAGGTGAGTGCCGTCGAGGTTATCGTTATACTTTATCTGCGCCAGTATGTTAGCCTGGTTGAACATGCACATGTTGATCGCCAGCTTGAACCCGTCTTCCTCGGTGCGGGGGTTCTTCCTGTGTTCCTCCAGCAATTGCTTCGGGTTATCCTTGAGTGCCTCGTCCACGTTCTGCAAGTAGGTCTTCACCCCTATCGCCATGTTCTCCCCGTCCATAGTCCTCACCGGTGATTTAGGGTCTTCAACGATCATGTTACCGTACTTGTCTATGAAACCCTCGTAATGCTCGAAGCAGCTTATGAATATCTTGTACAGGTTGGTCACCGTCTGCCCGTTACCGTCACGCTTGCGTGGGTCGGAGTTGTAGTACAAGTACTTGTACCTGTCCCCCGCCAGGGCGTCAGGATCGTTGGCATCCTTGCCGGTCATGAACTCCACAGTGGAGATCAGTATGGCTTTCCCCGTGATACGCCTACCCTTCGTGAGACATTTTCTCACCATCGTGAAATGGGTAAGCGTGTTACCGTTCTGTTTCTTCCACTTGCTGAACTCGTCACCGAAGTAGAACAGCAACGCCTCGCCGTCGTAACTGGACTCGTTGGTGGGGCGGAAGTTTATACGGGTGTTCAACGCCACGTCCACGACCTCCTTCTCTTGTCCCGCCTTCTTGAGCTTGTTACCCGGCTGGGCGAACTCTAGCTCCGACTTGGACTTCTCGTCCATGCACATCGGCTTGAAGTAGAAGGGGAGGTGGGAGAACATGGTCGTTAACCTCACGAAGTTGGACTTGGCGTCGGTATCCGTCTTGGACGTCATGCCGGACAGCTTGTTCCTTTGCTCTATCGTCTTGCAAAGGATGAACGCCATGATACAGTCCGTGGCACCGAAACGACGAATCTTTTCAAGGATGATACCGAGACAACGGTTATCCCTGTACATAGCCTCAAGGAACAGGAACAACTTCCTCTGGGCGGCGGAGTAATAGTAATACCCCCCGTCCGCTCCCGTGTAGCAATGTGTCATCATGAACCAGTGGGCGCCGGTTATATACGTTGCCACCCCGTTGTTCATGAACCAGTACCCGTTCCGTTTCTTCATGTACTCGGAATCTATGTAATCCTCGTGACGCTTGGCGGTACGAACCGTGAGGTCCCTCGGGGGAGCCTGCCTGCGCCAGAACTGGTCTTGCTTGAACCGCTTTCCCCAGTCAATCTCCGCCTTGATAGGTTTCTTGGGGAGGGCGATACGGATGTCGTTTATCTCTATTATCTCCCCCACCGTGCCTTCCGGGTCTATCACCACGGCGTCGATCTCGGGGCGGTAACCGGAGTGATCCTTCATCCTGGCGAACTTGTCGGCGTACTTCTCGGCGTAACCACCCTTGTAGTCATTCTCTTCCAGCATGATGTCTTCCTCTTCCAGCTTGCTCTTCACGTCATGCACGATGTCCTCGATCTCCATGACGTCGTTGAAAGCCACCAGCTTGGTGTCTATCATGGTGGATATGCTATCGGCGTCGTTACCTATCACGTCAGAGTCCATGACGACGTCTTCCAGCCCGGAGTAGAGGGATTCCACCACCCCCTGGCTGGCGTCTACTATCTTGTCTAGCGTGGCACGAACCCACTTCTCCTGTTTCCTGTCGTGATTGAGGATGGAACCAAGCATGTTCTTGCAGCTAGTTATCGCTTTCTTCTTTAATTTTATGGCGTTCTTGACGGTGGTTTCCTTCTCCATTACGGCCGTGTCGATGTCCGCCGTGATAACCTTCATCAGTTCTCCCACGGCGATCTTGCACGATTGTATGAATCTGTCGTCACTCATCTTCAAGCTCTCCTATTATCCACGGCGTTTTCATCCTGTACAGCACTCTATCGTCTATCTTGAACTCGTACTCGGAATCAAGGTTGAACACGACGGGGGTACCGTCATCTATGCCTTGTTCCCGTAACGACTCGTTGGAGTACGTCATGATACCGTGTTGTTTCTTGTATTTCTCGGGGTTGGCTATATCGAAACTCCCCTCCCTCACCCTGTCATTGAGGACGGGTTCAACGTAGCACCACGGGTCAACGGCGATATGATCGTCACCACGCTTCACGAGGTACACGAACTCCACGGGGATAACGAACATGTCATCGAACAGCTCGTTACTACTACCCACCTTGTTGTCGGTGTACTCCACGCTCCGGCGGCGTACCATGTTGTGGTGGAAGTAAGCGATGTCACCCGGCTTTATCCTCGGGTCCGATGACGTGACCACCTCCCCGTGCCTCACCACGTAGGTCATGTCATCCATCGTGTTGTTCACGTAAAATTTAGTTCCACCGGGGGCGGTTATCGTCGTCTCGTACGTCTCGGGGACGTGAACGATCACCCCGTTAATCCCTTTCAAGTTCCTTTTCATAATCGCTCACGTCAATGGTTAAACTCCCGTCATCGTGACGGTATATCTCCTTCCACACCACGGCCTCGTTGCCGTCTTTCTCCCGGACGTGTATCGTTATCTTGTCACGGTTTTTAAGGCGTTCCTTCTTGATCGAGTGTATGATCATGCTGGTCAAACCCCCACCCCGTGACGTGAACGACAGGGATTGTCCCACCCGGAAACATAATTTCCTGCCGTTATCCATGTAGCTAAATTCTCTCAAATCCATTTCAAATTCCTATTTAGATATTAATATTCCACCCGCTAATCCTGCCAATCCCCACACCCACCATTTCTCGTACCACCTGTCCCTCTCCTTGATGACGAGGGGTTGAATGGCGGTGGTGGTAACGTACGGGTTCTCGTTAACCACCCTCACGATGTACTCGGCGCTACCCATGAACTTCTTCCTCTTGCCGGAAACGAGGTACTGGGAGGCGTACACCTCGAAGTTGTCGAAGTGGATGCCGTCCTCCATCACCGTGCCAGAGACGTACCTGTACCTGTTCCTCTCGTGGAAGGGGATGTAAACGTTCCGGTACACCGTGTCGAACTTTACGGTACCGGTATCCCTGTACACGGTGTTCACCTTGACGATGAACTCCGGTTTCATCCCCTTGATCAACTGTTTCAGGGAATCGTTCTCCTCTAGCACCTTGCTGGAAACCGATAACATGGATAGTTTCTCCGCCACCTCCCGGTTGTACTTGTCCTTGTAAAACCTGACGGTGTCTTCCATCGCACGGGCGTTATACACCTCTCCCCCCACCTCCCTGTTCCGGCTGACGGAGTTCGAGATGATGAACACCACCAGAACGGTGGCTATCCACGCTATCGCTATCTTCCAGTTACTCTTCATCTACCTCGTCTATCACGCAGATTATTTCCTTGTCATGTATGGCGACGAACTCGTCATCACCGAGGAAGAACGGTGTACCGGCATGGGAGGGGTGAATCACGGTATCTCCCACCTTCACGTCGTTTCTACCGGCGTTCATGGCGACAACATCGCTCTTCCGTGTTAGCTCGTTTCTCGTCTCCGGGATGAATATACTCCCCACCTTTCGCGTCTCTTGCTCGGTCTTCTTGATGATCACGTAATCGTTGATCGGCCTGATTCTTTTCATTTCAATTCGATTTTAATTTTTACTATTCTGTTTATCAATCAATTTAAGTATAAGCTCGTACTTGTCCTTGTCAGACTGGCACCAATCTTCAATGCTTTTCCGCATGGCATCCATCTCTAGTTTTATCGTTCTCTCGAGACTCTTGAACTCGGCGTTATGAACGGCCCTCAAGTTAATTATCTCCTTCTTTATCTCGTCATCCTTGAAGTCCACGTACTCCTTGGTCGGCTTGTTGAAACTCGTCGCCATAGCCGTTGTTACCACGAGTGCTACCGCCCCCATCACCGCCTTGGCAACGTTACTTGTCACGTTGTCTATCCAGTTGCTCATTGTCCGAGAATAGTTTAGTTATGGCCTTCGCCATGATTAATAACGCCCCTATGATGAAGTTAAGCCATACCTTCCAAGCGTCTGGGAACGGGGACGTGGTTATCAACCCCTGCCACATGGGGAGGGTGTAGACGCACATGTCGCCTATCCTCTTTATTTTCCACGGGGTCGGTTTCTTCCAGTTCTTGACGCTAGCTTGCATGACTAACTCCTTTCTTCTATGATTTCCCAGAACACTTCATCACCATCCTTTAGGAATTTCTCGACTAGAGCCTGTATGTCCCTGTCGGCACGTCCCTGTATCGTTCTCTCGCCTGTACGGTTATAAGCGACAAGGGGACATCCATCGGTATCGTCCACCGTGTTACCACCGTGAACCCTTATGCCGGAGAACTTCATCCCGTTAACGTCAACGGTTTGTCCCGGAGTGTTGTACAACAAGATCATGTTCCTCTCGTACTTCGGGCTGTAAGTGATAGCGACGTTATACTTGTGGGCGGGGATAGCCGTCTTGCCGGGTATCTTGGTTTCCCTCACGGCGTCTTCAAGCACCCAGCAGAAGTCCTCGCCTTCAATCTCGATCCTGCCTACCGTGGCATCGTCGAAGAACTCTTTCCTGATATGTTTGATAATATGTTCCATATCACAAATATACGAATTATATCTTTCCGTAGTATCTAAAAAAGGCCCCGAAAGGTCTAGTTCTCAAGTAATCCATGTTATCACGGTTCTCTTTAGCTTCCATCTCCATCGCAGAAGCGTAGTAAGCCTTGCTGTTGGACTCTCCAACCTCTTTCCCCTTGTCTTTTACAACGTGGTACATGAAAGATATTAACCACTCCACCAGGTACATGATGTAGTACAGCACGAAAGGCAACAGGAATGGCAAGAATGCGTACCAGTGGTAGGGGGCGCTGAAAAGGAAACTAGCGAAGTAAGTGATTATCATGCCCATCGTGAAACAATCCTTCCACTGACGAGCGTGAATTCTTTCCTCGTTAATGACGTGATCAGGCAACCAGTCTTCCTTGGTAAGGATGAAAGGGCCTAGCGTTATGGTTGAATACCCCTTGAAAAGTATCAACTTAGCCAACCAGTTGTTGTAATAAACTTTTGTCATGTACATCAGGCACTTACGTACAATATTACACTTGTACGTATTGACGCTTCACCGGAACGCTACTTTTTAGGTCAATCTCTTGACGGTCATCCATAGTTGGAACCTCCACGTCCAAACCCCGTTGTGCCAACGGTTTTTTATTAAACAATAAATTCTGTTCTTGTAATCCAAAACGCTTGATGTTACAAGCGGCTAGCAAGTCACGGTCGTTAACCGATCCACAGTTAGGGCATACCCATTCCCTTTCAGAAAGTTTCAGTCCCCTGTAAACGTGTCCGCAAGAACACATCTTGGATGAAGGATCGAACCTTCCTATCCTGATAAACGTTTTACCCTGTCTCTCGCACTTGTATTCAAGCATCTTGAAAAACGTAGACCAACCGCAAGCTCCTATCGCCTTGGAGAGACGATGGTTTTTCATCATCCCTTTCGTGTTTAAATCTTCCACGACGATCGCTTGGTTCTCGCGTACAATTTTAGTGCTTATCTTGTGAAGATAATCCTGCCTGCGGTTGACTACATTTTCATGCTGTCTAGCAAGTATCATTCTTGCCCTGTTCCGACGGTTACTTCCCTTCTTCTTCCGTGACAACCGTCTTTGCAGGGTTCTCAATCTCTGTTCAGCCTTGATTAAATGTCTCGGGTTCTCGTACGTGTCACCGTTAGAACACACGGCGAAATCTTTTATACCCATGTCAATACCTATCGTGGTATCGAAAGTTACCGGTAATTTTTCAGGTAGTTCCTTTCCGTCATCAACAAGCACGCTAACATGGTATTTACCCGAAGGGGTCACGCTAACCGTTACCGATCTAACGTCACCTTCAAACTTCCTGTTGTTACCGTACTTTACCCATCCAATTTTAGGTAGCTTGATCCTTCTCCTTTCTTGATCCACGTGAACCGATAGTATGGCCTTGTATGACTGTCTAGACCTGCTCTTCGACTTGAACCTAGGAAACCCTTTCTTCTCCCTGAAAAACCTGGTGAAAGCCGCATCGAGATTCCTCAACGACTGTTGTAAACACTCGGTACTAACTTCTCTCAACCACGAGTACTGTTCCTCTTTTTTCAGGTCAGTTAACAGGGCGCATAGCTGCACGTACGATATTCTTCCCTTGTCTTTCATGTACGCCTCTATTCTCTTCTGCAATCCCCAGTTATAGATAAAACGAACGCACCCGAAGCTCTTGTTGAAAAACTCCGATTGTTCCCTCGTGGGATGTAGTCGATATTTATAGGCGTTTAACATGATACTAATATACGAACATTTAAACTAAAAACCAGACATTTTAATTTAAAAAAAATGTAATTTACTATATAGTTGCCCATCATAATATCAAGCTGTTATTGTTGCTATAAATTTTTGAGTTACACCTTGAAAAGTGAAGGTGAATGTAATATCCACGAGAGGCCAAGGAGATATGGACAACGGAAGATAACACCCACTCCCGTCAAGATTATTCTTCGCTAGTGTAAAGAATTGTGACACGGCTATCGGCAACTCGATACCACCCACCACCGCTTTAGCGCTCATGCTCCACCCGTCAAGACTACTGGAAATCCCCATGTCCGGTGATATAGAACGACTGAAATAAATGGCATGAGTCCCTGACTTGCTTAACGTGATCTTGTTTGTCTCTGACGCCTTGACCATGTTCGGTTTTATGTTGTCCTCCGTCGTCCCCGTCCCCCCGGTACAAGCGTAAGGTATAGTTGTAGCCCACGAGTCTAGCGATGGAGACTTGGACGTACTCGGTAACATGTTTCCCTTGTAAGCCAGGAACAACGCTTTCAACTCGTAATCGGTCAGCTTGCGATTGAAATAGGCGTACTCTTGCAAGTAACCGTTCCAGTAATCAAGGGGCGGGGTAGTCGTGTAGAACGCACGCCCTAGCCAGATGTTACCGTCCCACTTCCTGTCACGGTCACTGTAACCGACAGGACCGGCGAGCGGGTAATTGGTGGGGTCCATCAAGCCGTACTTCTTACCGTTAACGTAATAATCCATCGTCCCTGACGGGTAGTCGAAAACTACCACGAGGTGATTCCACCCGTTCGTTATCCAGCTACCAGTGTCAGCATTGCACACTTGATTCGATGATCCAGTGTACGCTTGGAATCTAGTCCGGACGGTGTCCGGACTACCCGGTGATTCCATCCCGATAGCGTACCCCAGGTAACTAGTACCTGAACCGTGAAGAACGCCCCCCATGATCCCGTTGTACGTCGTGTTGGACGATCCCATGTTGAAGGCGCAAACCGAGATAACGAACGATGACGTTCCCTTCACCACATCCGGCAAGCGAATCGCCTTACCCCCTTCGATCAAGTCAAGACACGGGCTGTTATTGAAACCTGCCGTGTAATACTCCATCGTGCCACCTATCGTGGCGGTGGGGTTGTTACCGTTACCGGAGTAATCGTTTATATCACCCCCGAGCGGTAGGTACACCGTTGGATTTAAAGCTTGAATGATTCCTGATCCAGCCACTGGCCATATCTTTTTACCGTTTAACCACGCTTCTTGTAATTTCTTGCCGTTCAATGCTCCCCCCACGAGCTTTCCTACTTTCCCTAGTTCTATTGCCATGTTATGCGAATTTCAAATACAACCTACCTGTAACCTGTGATGATGTCGCCGGTATCGTGTCAACCACCTGAACCGACGTTACCATGTTAGTTGCCGAAACGGTCTCTATACAGTTACTTAACTTCGTGTACTGGGATGATGACATCAACCCGTTAGACGATGCAGTCGCTAGTCCGTACGTCGTGTTCGTTGACGTTATGGTTATGTTACCAGAAGCGTCACTGGAAACGGAAGTTGCCCCCCCTCCCAACAACCTGATCTGGTTACGGTACGTGTTATCGTCCGTTACCTTGATGTACGGGCTAGTGGTTGCCGAGTTGGCAGCCGTACCCGAAGCACCGGCGTACAACCTAGTCGTGTAGTGAGTGTTCGTGTCAGTGTCCGTCCACGGTACCGCAACGTACATTTGACCGCTAGAATTAAGCTGAACGGCGTAATTCTTTGATGCCAACCCGGTAGCCCCTATCTTAACTAGACCCAGCGTTGAAGACGTGGCCTGCGAATAGGTGGTATTGGTGGTGGGGGGGGTGTACCCTAGAGCCGTCGTCACCATTGACTTGGTGATACTAGTCAAGTAACCCTGTGAAGTCACCCATGATTGGGTGGCAGGAGAGGGAAGATTACGCTCATCCCACATCCTGTAATTCACGCCATCAACTTTATTCGTGCTTACACAATGCAACACATCAGAATCATTAGTAAGAAGGAATACTCGCATACCACTTGAATAATTCCCTACTGATATATACCCAGGATTATCTTTCGTTACTGATATTGCACTATGAGTTCCAGAATTATGCGTGTACTTTAACATTTGGTTTGCAGTACATATAATTGATCCTGACATAGTGCCACCGGTCAGTGGCAAATATTCACCCAAATCCGTCAATGTCGCCACTCTTACCGTGCTACCTAATGTTGGACCAGTGTAAAGACCGTCCGACTTCAATATCATCGCACGGTTATTACCTGATCGTTGAATTAAAGGACCTCCACCCGATTCACTCCAACCCAAGAGGAACTTGCTAGCTCCTTTCACACGGAACGTTTGAAACACGTCAGTTCCGCCGGTATCGGAGTTATTAACTGAAAACCCTGATGATCCAACTAGACTAATGGATAATGAACCTGATACCGTACCTCCGGTTAACGGCAAGTAACTACCTAGTTTAGTGTTCACTGCGTCCAGCGTGGCCAGCGTGTGTTCGGTTACGGTCACCGCTTCCCCTGCCGTGTACGTTTTATTAACTCCAACTCCCAGTTTTACCGTACCATCTGTTATTTTCAAATAAGTAGGAATTCCTGTTGTCGCTCTAGGAACGTTATATCCTGCCTTACCATTATTGGGGTTTAACATCTTGTACAAGACCAACGCCCCGGAAGAATATTCAGAACCTAACCCTTGTGCGAAAGTTCCATCATAATACAACCCGTACCCTAGCATCCCATTAGTGACGTTTCTTGAATATCCAACCAACATACTGTCATTCGATTGGATTATTCCTGCTGAGAATATACCGTTGGTTGGAACTAATGTCGTGCTCGCATAATTAGATGATACCAATAATGATCCCACCTTCATCCCCTTTGCCGCTCCATTATTTAGAACGCCTGCATAATTTGCGTCACCTGATAAATATGTACCAGAGGAGCCAAAATAATGCCTGTTGGCGTAAACATCGGATATGTACGCTTTTTCGAAACTCCAATAACTTGTACCTAGGTATGATATACCCCCGTCCGCAAGTGTTACCGGAGTGTTAGGTAATAACCCTTGCGTTGGTACCCTAAGCCACAAGTAGGTAGTTCCATCTATTCTAGAGATAGATGGATACATGTTTTTGTCTAGCACTAATGAAGCCACTTTCTCATCGGCGGTCAATACCCTCTTCCAGTTTGATGAATCTCCGAATCCCTTGTTATTACTAGTACGGAAGTACATGTAACGTGTCCCGTTTTTAACATTATGATTAATGTCAAAGAATAATTGTGGATTTAGACTTTGGGCATCAGTTTGCCCACTATTCCACAATTGCCATACAGAGCCATACTCTGAGTTGGAAGGAGCGTTTGATAGAAGAGTTGTTGACGTGTAACTATATACTGCTTTCGGTTTATCAGAACCTTGTAGATCAGTATTAAGATCAAATACTTCATTAGTAACATTAACTCCCACGAACCCGTACGTCCACTTAGATGTAGTAGGCAAGTACTGGGAGTAGTTTGACTCGTCAAGTATCTTGTAACTTGTTGATACCTTTGTATGGTACAAGTCCGTATTCCCACTTCTAATATAAGTTGTTCCTCTATTCCTACCAAAATATTGATTTTCACTGCCAAATAAAATAATCTCTCCGGAAGTTGCCTCGTCTATTAATGACCATGTTGCTGGAACTATTAGTCTACTAGGAGTAAATTTATATTGAGCTGAATCGTAATCAACATCACCGATACCAATATAAGCGTAATTTGCAACTTTAGTACTTCCTGACACGCCATATCTAACACTATTTGTCGCAGAACTACTATTAATGAAAACAAGTTCTCTTGCCCACCCCGATTCTTGTGATATATTCACGAATATATTATTGTTGGCATCAATCTCGAACGCCCCAACGTTAAACTGCCCGGCAGTGAAAGTGTTGCTAGCCGTGAAGGTGTTAGCCTCGCTTCTCCTTGCCATGTCGGAAACGTCAGGTATGTCAGAGGTGGAGGCGGGGGTGGGGAGGTTACTGGCGTCCCATATCTTGTATATGGCCCCTTTTTTCAAGTGATTAATATCAGTGTCATTACTACATAAAATAACACCCCACTCATTTGAACCAAATAACATGTCATTTGTATATTCATTTCGTGAGAAATTGACTATACCGTAACCTTTATTTGTAGTCAAGGAGAAATTATCTGGGACTTTTATTCTGTTGTTATAAAATATGTATTGAGATGTATCCCATTCAATATTATTTCCAACGCCTATAAAATAATATTCCGAATTACCACCAGTTCCTTTGAATCCAGTATTCCCAACACGAACATCATTAGCGAACATTTCAAACCCCCTCGCCCAAGTGGTTGTATCGGAATAATTTTGTGCTATTCTATATGTGGAATCTCCCATGACCTTAAAATTATTAACAGAGAACTTACCCCCAACAAATGAATTAGTTCCCTTGAAAACGTTATCCCCTGACTTCGTGGCGGGGTCGGGGAGGTTGCGTTTATCATATATGGAATATTCACTAAGGGTACCGTTATTATTCACCAGGTGAATCAAATCTGAAACATTTGATCTAATGACTCCAACATACTCTTTAGTCCCCACTCCCCATCTATTTTCTGATTCTTTTAAATAAGTGAATAACAACGCTTTAGTTCCGTCATTATTTAGTATACCTGTTAAAGAACTTGCACTACCGGTATCAACTATTCTTATAGAGCCAGTCATAGTGCCACCCGACAACTTCAAGTAATTCTTGAGAGATTCAGTGGTTCCGGTATTAACGGCGTCTATTGCATCTGACACGGCCTTGACGGTGGGGGCGTAGTTCGTTTCCTTGCCGGTTAACACGCTCTTGAGGTCAGCTTGATACAATACCTCAGAGTTGTCAGAAGAACGGTAGAACGTGGTAGCCTTCAAGGTGGTATCCATCGTGGACGCACCATTCCCTATCGACAGGTAGTTGGATTTGTTCTCAAGGCGAAGATTCGTACCCGTGGTAGCTATCTTTCCAGTCGTGGATATGTTACCTTCAAAAAGGAACCAGTTAGCGCTAGAGACGAATCTCGATTCCACGGACCCGGTTGAAACCCTTAACCAGGCGTCACGGGTGTTAAACTCGATACCATCACTCCCCCCTTCCGTGATGTAAGTGTGATCGTAAGCGATGTACAACTTCTTACCGATAGGCAACTTGTTAGTCGTCACCACCTTCTTGTTAGTCTCGTCCCACGACAGGAACATTCCATCGGTGAGGGTAGTTATGTCAGTGGCGTACAACACCTCGGCGTTATCCGATGAACGGAAGAAAGAGGTGGCGGTTAGGGGGGTGCTTAAAGTGGAGCCTGTCCCGTCTATCACCATGCTACTACCCCCCGCCACGCTAATGTTAAAAGTGGCGGAGCTAGTACTTAATTTACCAGAATAAATAACAACATCACCGATAAACTGGAACTTGTTAACATCTGAACGGAAGTTAGTAATCGTCGTGTTAGTGAAAGCTGACCATCCATTCCCGTTAGTCATGAATTTAATCGAGCCATTATCTGAACTCAAGTATTTAATACTAACTTCCGGCACGCCGAGGTACAGTTGGAGGGTGGGGGGGATAAGGTTCGTGGTCTTGAACGTCTTGGTGGCGGCGTCCCACGAGGCGAACATTCCGTCTGTCATCTCTCCAACCGGCTGTCTAAGTGCCACGTCGAACATGTTGCCTTCCTTCCCGATCTTGAACATCCCGTCCGACTCGTTGAACCCGAACATGAAGTTCTGCTCGGTACCACGGTCAACCTCTATACCGGCGAAACCGGCAGTCACGCCAGCACCGGTCTCTCCCTCGTTAATGAGGATCATGTTATCTCTCACCTCCACCCTCTCCGCTTGAGTGATGAACGATTCACCCTCTTGAGTCACGTCACCCTTTATCACGAGGTTCTGGACGGTGAAGTTAGCGTAACCGGCATCTCCCTTGGTGCGGGTAGACAATCCCCCACCTTCCGCTTTTAACATGGCTCCAGTGTTACCGGAGTCTATAACGAACGTCTTGCTCGTGGTACCCGTGTCCGTGTTTTGCTCGTGAGACAACGCCTCTAGCGCTTCAAGCCTGTCGTCCGTTGATCCTGAAAGGTCCGTTATCTGTCGTTGCAAGTCTTCCTCGACGCCGGTGGCTCGCTCGGTCTCGGCGGTTATGGCGTTTTGAAGGTTAGTGTCGGCGGTTTTCATTTCCTGCCGTATCTTCGCCTCTTCCGCTTTTGCCCTGCTGGTTTCAGTGGCTATGTCGCTAGCGTTCTTTGATATGGCGGCGTCATGATCCTCGTCCCGGGCTGTCGATCTGGCGACTTCCGATTCTATGGCGCTCTTGTTAGCGTTAACGTCCACTCTTAACCCCTTGAGCAAGGTGTCATGCTCGGCGTCCTTGGCTGTTGACCTGTCGATCTCAGCGTCTAGCTTGGAGCTGGTGGAATTCACGTCATCACGCAACCCTTCCAGTAACTCGTCATGCTCCTTGTCTTTAGCCACCGACCTGTTGATCTCTTGATTCAACATCTCGTTGGTGGAGGTGAGGTCTTGACGGAGGTTGGCTATCTGCTCGTCATGTTGCTCGTCCTTCCCCGTGGAACGGTTGATCTCACGACGTAACTCTTCCTCTATCCTTCTCACGTTAACGTACGTGGCGTTCAGGGAATTAACCAAGTTGGTATTGTCCCACGTGTCAAGAAGATTCATGTCCCCGATAACCTTGAACATCATGTCACCGGTAACGAACTTTTTACTTCCCTCCTCGATGGGACCGGATAAATTCTTTATTATTAAATCAAACGTGATCGTGTTCGGTCTAGCTTCAAGGTCGGCACCCGCTTGTATCATAAACAAGTCGGAGTCAGCCAGCGTGCTGACCAACTCCATGTCTTGCGTGAACCTTATCTGCTTGACTTCCCCGATCACTGGGATTTCCGGTAACTCCGATGAATCCACGTTCTCTAGGGTAATCTTCTTTGACATTTTTTCTAGTTCTTTCTTGGCCGTCCTTTCGGTTTAGATTCTTCCTTGGATTCCTCATCGACGGGGGCCGGGTTAAACGTTTTATACAAGTCTTCCAGTTCCTCGTGTTCCTTTTCCACTTTCTTCAAGGTCTCCGGGTCAAGCAATCCTTTCTCCGGGTTCTCGACGATCATGGTCATGAAACGATCGAACAATGACATTACAGGACCGTTAAGGCTGTTGCCTTGCATTTTCTTCACGATCTCGTCACAGATGAAACTTACCACCATGTGATGTAACTCGTAATCTCTAGGTTCTTGACCCTTCTTGTTCCATGACACGGTTCCCTTCTTCTCGTCAGAAGTGATCTCGAACTCCTCGTAATCCTTTGGCGACAACCCTAGGGCGAGGGAGGCGGATTGGCACATCACGATTTCTTTTTTCGTTCCGTTCTGCGAATTAAAAGATTCGATGACGTTTGATAACAACATCATGCGGTCTAAAATAGTCAATTTAATTTTCATTTCAATGTAAATTTAATATATTAATAATAACTAAACTCTTTCTTCAAAAGAAAGCCAGTTTTTAGGCATTTGAGACGCTATCCATTTATTAGAATCAACTTTTATAACAAATACTATATCATGACCGGCAGAAGAAACTCCTTTATAATACAAGTCGTCAATTATGAAATACTCTCCTGAAGACCACGGGGCGTATATCCAGAATTTCTCATCCGCCCATGACATGATAAAAAACCATGATCCTATCGGTAATCTGGATTCTATAATAACGATCTTGTTAGTTCCACCACCATACAAGACAACCATGTTGTTATCAGTTCCAATACTTATTTGTTGTTTATCTGAACTAAATGAATGTCTTCGTAAACCGTTAAAAATTAACGCTGCTCTTTGCGACGCCAAGTTAATACCTCCCGGCTCCGTTCTTGTAGCGCCACTAAAATTAGGATCAGGACCTATATCAACCCATCCGTTACCTATCCTGACATCACCATAACCGTTTATACCAGAATAATAAGAATAGGAATTACCACTGTAAGTTACATACCCTTTATTAATATGAATATCTCCTTCTTGGATTCTAATAGCTTGAGGACCTGAATTAACGGAAAAATTCCTAGTTCCACCCGTGATAGACAAGTACATGAAAGTGGTGGTATCATAACTACCCCTCTGTTTAACTTTACCGTACAACATTGGTCTAATTCCGGCAGAAGATGGGATAACTGATGTTCCGATAGCTATTTGTCTATCCCAGTCGCTATCCGTTGCGTTCCAATTTTCACGATATACAAGACCTCCATTGTACAATTTTGACTTGTAATACGTTTTCCCGTTCTCTGTAACTTGATTGTAAGTCAAACCGTCAGAATCTATGGTAAGGTTACCTATCTTCCCCCCACTAGCCATAACCGTACCCTCGATGAAGGCGTTCTGGGCGTACAATATACCCGAGTCACTCACGGCGAACGTTACCTTGTCGGTGGGGGGATCGTAGCTATCGGCACCTAGCTGTGTGGTGGCGTAAGCGAGAGCGGCCTTGGCTGCGTCAAAATCCCCCCCACTGTAAAATCTAGGTACACGGTTCCTGAACTGTCTTATGGTCCAGACATCACCTTGACCGGGTGCCAGCGTCGATCCACCGTACATACCTCCCGTCTCCACCCAGTCGCTAGGTATCTCGTCAGGAACGGAACTACCGTCTCTAAGGGAGGGGGAATAACCAACCTTAATATACGTGGTTGATATTAAACCTCCATCTATCTCGGTCTTCTGTTGCAATGCGTGCTTGAGGTAGTCGAGGGTCGTCACGTCGTTAAGGTCGTTGTTGATAACTGGAACGTCCTCCGTGTCTATCATCTTGGTACCGTCGGGATCGAAAAAGGCGGAGAAACGAATGTTGGTAGGCCAACCTTTCGTTGAACTTTTCGCCAGCGTGTACGTGTACTTCGTGGTTGCAGAACCATCGGCAGATTTTGTAACCGTCCAGTTCTTCATGTAGTCGTAAGACACGGCCACGTACCAGTAACAAGAGTAATCGGTAACACCTACCCCTCCCTCACCCTTGTGGGCGGTAGCGGTCACGGTGGCAGGATTGGCGCTATCATCACGAATCGAAGCGCTAGAACAATCGGTGGATAGCCAGTAAGCGGTCCCGGGTAAACCGTCGTTCCCGGGGGCGCCGTAAGACCCGTACGTCCACCCGGACACCGATCCGAACTTGTTAACGGTCCTGCTACGCATCCAAGCGAAAGGCTTCTCCACCGTCGTGCTTTGCGGGCCGTCAGTCCACGAGCTTTCCGCTATATCCGAGTGATCGGTTCGAGATTTACCGATAGAGAACTGGAACTCGGTGTAACCACCTGATTCACCGTCCTTGCCGGGCTGACCTTGCTCTCCAACGACACGCATGGCGTCAGACCAAGCGTCACTACCCACCTTCTGTCTCATGTAGATGTCTCCCTCCACGAACGGGTAATGCCACCCGGACGTCCCGCTAACGGAGAATTGAACCGATATGGAATCACCCTCCGGCCCACGTTCACCTTGAGGAATCCTGTTGACCTTGAATATCTTCTGGATAGCGGGGAAAGCTCCACCTTGACTTGACACGTTGAATATGACGGAACCGGTCATGTTAGAACCGGTAAAATCGGTCACTTGAACCTGAACGTACTCGGCGTTGTTCGTTCTGGTGTATTTTATACCGGAATCTGCCGACACCGTGACGGTGGCCTGATTCGTGACGTTCTCGGTACCGTAGAACACCCGCAACCTCGTTAGCATGTTGTTACCGTAGTAACCACCGCTACCGTCAGCCTTGGTGTTAGTTGATCCGACCTCGTTATCAAGGTCTATGACGTAGTTGGACTCTCCCGGTATCCCGGAAACGTCCTGTATTAACACGACCTCGCTGTCGCATATATTAACGAAACCTTGATCGAAGTAAAGCTCCGCTCTAAGATTCGTCCAAGACGGGTCGATGTCAACGTCTATGTAAGGAACTTGTGAAGTCCACGACTTTATCGTGGTCCAAGTCTTTTGATTATCTTTAGAATAAGCGGTTCTCCAGTACCCCAGAGACCACCCGGTAACACCGTCGGCAACAGAACCTCGTTTTGCCGTGAAACGCACTTTAGGGGGATTAGGAGACCCGTTCAGCATGTTGATGAACCTCGTGTCCGGGACGATCCAGTAAGAGGCTCCTGACGGCCCTGTAAGCACGACAGGGGTACTCCACCCGTCAGCCGGTACTTCCGTGGCGGGAGGTTCAACCGTTCCCTTTCTCATCCACAGGAACTCGTTACCGCTAGTCTTGGGAGGGGCGTCTTGCCATCCCGTGGTGGGGGGTGTCTCCATCGAGGTATTCTTGGCGAACTGGTAATCAACGTATGTACCGTCCTGCCCGGCCTCCCCCACGATCCTCATGGGGTCTGACCACGTCACGCCGTCGTCCATCTTCTGTCTCATGAACACGTCGTCAACCTGGAAAGGGTAGTGCCAGTTGGAGTTACCATCTTTAGAGTATTGCACCTGCAACCCGATACCGTCCTTTCCCTTGTACTCTGACCACTCGTACTCACGGTTGTAGTAAGCCACGTCAATGGTCTGTTCCTCTCCCGGGGGGAAGGTGTCTTCCTCCTGGTTCACCTGATTGTAAGAGAACCCTATGAATCGAAGCCCTTCCGCCGAGCCGTCGTTGGTCACCTGTGACAGTGACGTGATCGGGTGGGTGGTGGAGAACTTGATCCAGATGAAACGGTCACTTCCCGGGGGTCCAGGTACTCCCTCCCCCGTCAATAGCGAGAAGTTGTAATCAGCCGGGTTGAGCGGCATGGGAGGGTTAGGCACTTCCTTGTCGTGCGCCAGCCCTATGTAAGTCTTGCCTTCCGGTGATAGCGTGATGCCTGTACCGACCTCGTCGTCGGCGTAAACGATCCACACGTAACCTCCCGGTCCACGTTGACCCTGCTCCCCTTGCTTGTTCTTCGAGATGTTGAACCTCTTCTGCAAGGTGGGGGCGTTTATCGTGTCCGGGTCCATAGAGTTCTTGGGCATGCAGGTGAACAGGATGAAACCGTCATCCTCTTCCATGCCCTTCACCTGCACGGTCTTCCCGTTGTTGGTGGCGAGGTAATCTATCGTGTCCGGGTTGGCCTCGGTGGAGAAGTTGTACTTGGAGCTGATGTCCTTTCCCCCCTTCGTGACCATAGCGGTCGTCTTGGCGTTATCGCCCCAGTAACCACCGCTACCGTCCGGCTGGGTGGAAACTATGCAGACGTCGTTATCGAGGTCTAGCGAGTAAGCCGCCTCTCCCGGTTCACCTTTTATCTCCTCGGAGCTTAAAGCGCCGTCGAAAATCTTGCTGCAATTGAAAACGAGGTCCATAGTCACGCCCGCTCCCTCGAAGTTGACGGTGAGGGTCACCGACGCCATGTCCTGGAACATGTCAAGTATGTACATCTCGCCACCCGCCTGCGTGAGGGCGGCGGTGCAACCGGACACCTTCTTTATGGATAACTTGTACTGTCCTTTCCCCGGGTTAGGGTTGGGAGACAGTAAAGTCGTACCGGCGTAAGCCACGACACCCGTCTTGGCACGCCCGTTCTCGCCGAGCTGGCCGTCCTTGATCTGCCCGTTGTAATCGGAAGCTATACCCACGTACGGGTTATCCAGCACGGCGATGTAACCTCCGGCCCCGTTGATACCGTCAGACACCTTGATAAGAGACGCCACGTCGGAGTACTTCTCCCCGTCCATCTCCACCTCGTACATGACGGATAGCGTACTCTTGTTATCCCACCACTCCTTGTCGGGGGTGATTACCAGTATCTTCTGGCTCTCGCCCTCTATCTCCTTGAAACCGTCGCTTGAAAGGTAGTACCACCTGCGGTAACCACCGAGATCGGAGTTGAAGTTGTTCTCCGACACCCGTATCGTGATCTCCGATGGGGTCGTGTTACCGTCCTTGTCGGTTATGAAGGCGGGGGAGGGGTCTGGCATGATGTCAACGCTCTTGGACACCGCCTTGTTTATATCGTTAACCAGCTTGTCGTACTCGGCGAAGTTGTCGAGACCGGTACAGCCGGGACCTATCATGATGTTCTCGAAACGACCGTTCTGCACGAATATACCTGCGGCGGCGGCGTCTAGCGGGTCTCTCCCGAACACCCCCACCCGTTTACCCGTGAGGTCGTACGAGTTGATACCCATGTATATGGAAATCGCCGGGGCCTGGTCAGAGGCGGCATCCAGCATGATGGCGGATTGTCTCGGCTTGTTCTTGTCGTCTCGATGCCCGAACAACACGATCTCGTCACCGGCCTCCGGGACGTCACCGTTACCGTCTTGATCGGTCTTCGACAGGATACAGTAATCGGCACCAACGGCTATAACGAGACGCCAGTAGTACTTCTGGTACTCTGGCGTGAACTTCTGGCATCTAGCCTGGTCGTAAACGATGAACGTGTTAAGTTCACCATCCTCGGCGTAACACTTGTAACCTTGATCCAGCTCTTCAACCTTCCCGATCTTCATGTTGGTGGGGGTGATGATAACCTGCCCGGCCTGTGCCGTCAGTTGCTGTATCACTAGGTTAACGAACGTGGCCTTCTTCCGTATGTAAGCGTAGTCAACTTCAAGGTGAGAGTTACCGGTCTCGTCGTTCCATAACGATCCACCGGCGATCCCTTGCTGCCACCCTGGAGTATCGTAATGCGTGGCGATAAGTCTAGTGAAAGCGCCGGCGTAGAGGTCAATCCATATCTCCGCCTCCGGGTTCTTGAGGTCCTCGGCACGTATGTAAGTCTTTAAACCGTCCCTGAAAATTCTGAATATAAGATCGTTAATGGTGATTGATTCACCAACCTTCAACCACTTTGAAATCGTGACGGTGTTGAAGATAGGATCGGTGGACGGGTTCCCGCTCCCCTCCCCCACTCCAAGCAATTTACCTAGAGCCTCAAGGGTTATCGTTTCCGGGTCACCACCTAGGTTATCGGCCCTCTGCGTCATCAAGAAATCAGCCAGTGACGGGGAGGGGTTCTCTTTCATCCCCGTGGGGAACTTTATGGAGTTCGGTACCTCTCTAGCGTTTACCCCGAACAGTATCTCTTTCTTCTCTTCGCTCATGTTAAACTACTTTTTAGGCTTACCGCCACATCCTTTACGTTTTTTGCACTTCATGGTGATTATATTTAATACTTAGGCAAATATATAAAAATATTTTGATTCTAAGAATAAATTACTCATCTTTGTACCATCACGTGGACGATCTCCAAGAACAGATATTTAACACCACGGACAACCGTCCTAATCCGCACGACAAACGTATCCTTCTACTAAATTCCTCGTTCACGTGATTTTTTTGCCTTCACGCTTTGTTTTCTCGAAACTTCGCCGTATATTTGCCTTGCTATGCAGTAGTGGACAGATTAGGAGATCAGAAACTATGACAAGCAACATTAAATTTTTGCGTTCTACGAATTTATTAGATAAAAAATTAACCTGTGGCACACGGGACTTGTACGTGGAGGTTCCAACTATGGATGACCGTCAAGAAATTGACCTAAAAAGTAGCGTTCCTGTGAAGCGTAAATACATGAAAATGTAAGTGCCTTTAAGAGCTTATCCTTGACTTTCCGATCTCCAATCAACACTAGTCCGGTCAAGGATTTCTCTTTTTATAGAGATTCCCCCGACAAGAGGTATATAGCGGCAGTTGAAGACAGAGCGACCTGTCGCCCCGGTTGACACCCGAAAACGCTCACCAAGGCTAGAGTGCCTGGAATATAAACTGTTCATGCATAAGGTTCCAAGAAATCTCGCAACGTCTGTACCGACTTGACGACGAGTAACCCATGCCGCAAGGTACAAGGTGGAGGTCATGGACCACCAACGGGCCGAATCGCTCCTGACAAGGAATCCATAACATAGGTTGTGGAGGGGAGACAGGATGCTTGCATGGAGAGGGAGTGGGAGTCACTCGAACGATAACGTTCCCGCCCACCCTTGCGTATTCTTCTTGTTATTTAATGCTCACCGTGGAGGTCTCCTCCCATCTACTACACTATATTCTTCATGAATATCACTTGTATAGTTAATATAGTTGTAGTATATTAGTAGTATATATATTACTAGTACTCTATACTATATATAGTAAATAAAGTATAGATGATGCCCTATCAAGGAAGCGGTGAGTGTTAGCTAGCATGGGGAAGAAAAAGTCGGGAGTATGTCCTTACATGAAATGGATAGACAGAGAATAGAGACGATGTTCAAGATGGAGAAGGTCAAGCAAGATAGCAAGGCAGCGAGGCTGAAAAGGATGGTGAGGTTCAAAAGAGAGATACTCCCCGCCCTTGACGGTTACGGCGTGAGAGCCTGTAATCGCTCCACCATGTTCAAGTTCGTTGACGAGAGGTGGGGGGAGATAGACGTTTACCCTATGGCGGATAAACTGCTCGTGATAGAGGACCACGAGTGGGTAAGGGGGGCAAGAAAATGGATAATTAAAAATATATTCTTGGAATGATAGAAATAGAAGGACCTTTCGGGAGTGGGTTGGTAATACCTCCCCTCCCCGTGTTAACAGAAAAATTAAAATAACTATGGCAACGGGAGAAGAAGTGATAAACTACCTGTACGGTGCTTACATCAGGCACCTTGAGAGGGAGAGGTTAAAAACGAAAATCCAGATTGATAACGAGAGGTTGTGCAACATGATAACTTGCTATCCAAGACCCTCCGACCCCATAGAGGCTTTCTTCGAGGACAGGCATATATATTACATTTGTAAACAGCATTCAAGTATTAACAGGGAAGAGCTTGATGTTGACGATTAAATTATTATATTTGCATGTCTTTGCTTTGAATTATAGTAAGTGAATTGTCCCCCTCGTGCCACCGGTTTTTTGTTAAACAATAAATTCTGTTCTTGTAATCCAAAACGCTTGATGTTACAAGCTGCGAGCAAGTCACGGTCGTTCACCGATCCACAGTTAGGACACACCCAT